GAACAAAGAAGAAGATGTCTTAATGGCTATTCTTCAGGAGGAGTAAGGGTTACAGGAGACCATTACTTTTATCTAAACTTTAGTCCTATTATCAAGGTTGATGAGAAAGACAGTTATGGTAAAAGAGGTACAAGACAAGTTAGGAAGGGTAAGAAAGATAGTGACTTTCCTGACTTTTGGGATGGAGATTACAACTACTTTTGGGCTAGAGAGATAGCAAGAAATGGTGTTATTGACTCAGGACTCCTCACTCCTGATGAAGCTGCTAAGGTGTATCATTTCTCAGATGCTCAACAGCTTTTAAAAGCAAAAGAAATATTTGAAGGATTACATTTAGAATTTGTAATTGAACCTGATTACCTCTTTGGTGGGTTTAACTTGATTGTTGGTAAGTCAAGACAAAGAGGATACTCATTTAAGAATGCATCAATTGGGGTGAACAACTATCTCACCAGACCAAACTTATCTACAATATTTGGTGCAGAAGATAAAAAATATCTTTATCCTAAAGGTATTTTTACAATGGCAAACAACATTCTTAACTTTATAGGACAGCATACTCCTTGGGCATATCCAAGAGATGTGGTAGACCAAGCAGGTAAGGGGCACTTCAAGGCTTCTACTATTGAAACTAGAAATGGTGTAAAAGTGGAAGTTGGCTTTATGTCTGAGATTGTGTCACTTACTTTCAATAATAATCCTGATGCTGCTAGGGGTAAGAATGCACATGATTTAATTTTTGAAGAAGCAGGGTCATTTGGAACACCTGGTTTACTCAAGGATAGTTATGTGGCTTCTGAAGACTGTGTAATGGCAGGGGATATGAAGACAGGGTTGATTACCATCTTTGGAACATCAGGAGATATGGAGAGTGGAACTGCAGATTATGCAGAGATGCATTCATCTCCACTTAGATTTGGACTTATGCCATTTCAAAATATATGGGATGAAGATTCAGCTGATATGAAATGTGGATTCTTCCATCCTGTGAACTGGAATATGCAGGGATATTATGATGAGCAAGGTAACTCTGATTTGGAAGGAGCTAAACAAGCTGAACTTAATATTAGAAAGATAAGATTAGACCATGGTGCAACTTCTGCTGATATTCAGAAAAGAATGCAGGAGAAACCTCTTGGACCATTTGAAGCTTTTGGTATGGTGAGTTTAAATAACTTCCCAGTACTGGAACTTAAAAGACAACTTGAGATAGTTAAAGCAAAAAACTTGCATATGACTATGGGTACTCCTGTAAAACTCTTCTATGATTATGAGAAGAAAAAAGTTATGGCTGAACCAATTCTTGATGGAACTGCCAATGTAATTTACAGATATAAACCAGACAATATTTCTCTGGAAGGTTGTCCTGTTATATATGAATACCCTGCTGAGACTGCAGAATTTGGAGCATATAAAATAGGTTATGACCCTTATAGACAAGCTATGGGAACTTCCTTGGCTGCTATTTATGTTTACAAAAGTGTTATTGTTGGACATAGAACCAAGAGAATTATTGTAGCTGAATATGTAGGAAGACCACAAGAAGCTGATGATGTTAACTACTATGCCAGACTTTTTGCTGAGCTTTATCATACCAAAATAATGCATGAAAATGAGGTTACTCATGTCAAAGATTATTTCAGAAGAAGAAAACAACTAAACTTTTTAGCTTATCAACCTGATGAAGTTATTAAAAAGAATGTAAAAAATTCTAAAGTGAACAGGGTATATGGCTGTCATATGATAGACCAATTAAAGGATGCAGGTGAAAAATACATCAAGAGTTGGCTCCTGGAGGTACTAGATTTTGATGAAGATGACAATCCAATTAGAGCATTAGACCAAATATATTCTATTGGATTATTAGAAGAGTTGATACTTTACAATAGAAAAGGCAACTTTGACAGGGTGATGGCACTTATGCAAGTAATGTTCCAAGACCAAGAAGATATGCATGAGAAAGAATTTAAACCAAAAACTGCTGCAGGAGATAAAGTAAAACAATTATTGGAACTTAAATCTTCTATGTACACTAAAAATAACAAAGGAAATTTATATCAACAATTAAAATAAATTACTACTTTTGTAAATACTTTATACTTTAAACAATGGATACACCTAATGTTGCACCCACATTCTCTAATGAGAGACTCAGTAGAACTGAGAAGGAAGCCAATGACTTTAAATGGTACAAAGAAAAAATAGACATGTATGATACAAAGTCTAATTTTTTGTCCATAGGTTATGGAGGGGTTAGTGAATACAAAAGGATGAGGGTTAACTATGACCTGTTTAACAATATCATAGACCTCTCTGATTTTGCTTATGTAGCCACACCATATGGTGCTGAGATGGGAGAACTACCAGCTCAAATGGTAAACAGGGATATTTGTTCTTTTAGAATAAAGGCTTTAATGGGAATGGAAATGAGAAGACCTTTTGGGTATAGAATCATGGCTACCAACAGAGAAGCAGCAAATAGAAAACAGGAAGTTGAAACTTCAAAAATTAAAGATTATGTTGTAAGTCAGATAATGGCTCCTATTAGACAACAAAAGGAGATTGAGTATCAGCAACAAATGAAGGGCAGAGAGTTAACTCAACAAGAAAAACAAGAGCTTCAACAAAAAATGGAAGCTGAGATTGAAGAGATGACTCCTGATAAAGTTAGAATGTATATGAAAAGGGACCATAGAGACCCTTCTGAAGTACAAGGACAACAGATATTGAACCATCTAACTCAAAAGTTAGAGATAAGGAAGAAATTTAATGCTGGTTGGAAGCATGCATTATTGTCAGCCTATGAAGTATATTGGTTAGGAATTATAAATGGGGAACCACTACTCAAAGTGGTTAATCCAGTGAGGTTTTCTTGTGATAAATCCTCAGATTTAGAGTATATTCAAGATGGAGAATGGGCTTGTGCAGAGTTTAGAATGCATCCATCTGAAGTTGTATCCAGTTTTGACCTTACAAATGCAGAAATAGATAAAGTTTGGAAGAACTACAACCATAAAGTTACACAGACAACACATGACAACTTATTTAACTTCAATGAATATGTGTCTTATGATGACAAGAATTGTATCAGAGTTCTGCATGTAGCATTTAAAGGACTTAGAAAAGTGGGTTGGCTAGACTACTTAGATGAGGATGAAGTTCTTCAAACTAAAATGTTAGTTGATGAAAGTTATACTTTAAACAGAGAAAATGGAGATATATCCATTAGTTGGGAATGGATTCCTGAAATATATGAAGGCTATAAAATTGGTTCTGAAATATATAAAGAGATGAAACCAGTGGCTGGACAATTTAAAGATATGGATAATATCTATAAAGCCAAACTTCCTTATTATGGAGCAATCTATGATAACCTTAACTCACAACCTACTGCCATAATGGACAGAATGAAAGTCTATCAGTACTACTATAATATAGTAATGTACAGAATAGAACTTTTATTGGCTTCAGATAAAGGTAAAAAAATCTTGATGAACATCAATGCAATTCCTACTGATTCAGGAATTGATTTAAAACAATGGCAATACTTCTTTGAGTCCACTCCTTTTATGTGGTACAATCCAGATGAAGAAGGAATGAGTCAAAGTGATGTAAACACAATTGCCAAAACTCTTGACTTAAGTTTAGCTTCAGATATTCAAAAGTATATTAATCTTGCTGAATATCTTGAACAAAAATGTGGTAAAGCAGTTGGTATTACTGACCCAGTGCTTGGACAAACTGCTACTTCAGAAAGAGTAACAAACAATCAACAAAATTTAGTACAGACTTCACATATGTTGGAGCCTTACTTTGACTTACATAACTCAGTTAAAAAACAAGTTCTTCAGGGATTACTTGATTTAGCTAAGGTTGCTTATGTCAATTCTGAAAAAGAATTCTTGACTAATGTCTTGGATGACATGAGTTATGAAATGTTGAATATGGATATAAACTTATTGGACCAAAGTACTTTAGGTTTATTTATGGAAGACTCTTCAATGTCTGAAGAAATCAAACAAACCATTCAAACTTTAGCACATGCTGCAATGCAGAATCAAAAAATTGAATTGTCTGATGTACTTAAAGTTATACGTCAAGATAGTATTCAAGAAGCTGAAGAAGCTCTTCTTGTATCTGAAGACCTTAGAAAGAAAGAAGCTCAAGCTGCTATTGAAGCTGATAACAAAGCTAAAGCTGATATGCAACAAAAAGAAATTGACTTCAAGAGAGAAGAATGGGAGCATGAAGCTGATATGATTGTACTTAAAGAAGAAGAAAGAAGAGAAACTGTTATACAACAACAAACTATTCTTTCTATGGGCTTTGACCCAGTTAAAGACCAAGACAGTGATGGTACACCAGATATTCTGGAAGTTGCTAGAGATGGTATTAAAGCACAAATAGAAATAAGCAAAGTGGCACTTCAAAATAGAGCTTTAGACCATCAGATA